ACGATGACAAGGCCAGCCTGATTGCGTGGATGAAATACATTCAGGCGCTGAACGCGGTCGACACCTCAACGGCACCGGATATTGAATGGCCGGTCAAACCGGAATAATGCAAGGCGGGCTGATGCCCGTCTTTTTTATGATTTGTTTATGTGTCATCCGCTACCCATCGCCGAAAAATAGCTCCTCACCAGACCAGCCAGGACAATAACACTCACCCACTAACCACGGAGTTAACCGGATGAGTGATTTTCACCACGGTGTACAGGTGCTTGAGATTAACGACGGCACCCGCGTCATTTCCACTGTAGCAACCGCAATCGTCGGCATGGTCTGTACGGCCAGCGATGCGGATGCCGAAACATTCCCCCTCAATGAGCCGGTACTGATTACCAATGTGCAGAGCGCCATTGCGAAAGCCGGTAAAAAAGGCACGTTGGCCGCATCCCTGCAGGCTATCGCCGACCAGTCAAAACCCGTCACCATTGTCGTGCGCGTTGCCGAAGGTGTCGACGATGACCCGGACGCAGCTCAGACGCAGACCATTTCTAACATCATCGGCGGCACGGATGAGAACGGTAAATACACCGGTATCAAGGCGCTGTTGACTGCCGAAGCGGTCACCGGTGTTAAGCCACGTATTCTCGGCGTGCCGGGTCTCGATACGCAGGAAGTCGCAACCGCACTCGCGTCGGTCTGTATCAGCCTGCGCGCCTTTGGCTATGTCAGCGCATGGGGCTGTAAGACCATTTCCGAAACGATGGCCTATCGCGAGAATTTCAGTCAGCGCGAACTGATGGTTATCTGGCCTGACTTCCTCGCATGGGACACCACCACGAACGCCACCGCAACAGCCTACGCCACCGCTCGCGCGCTCGGCCTGCGTGCCTACATCGACCAGACTGTCGGCTGGCACAAAACCCTGTCTAACGTCGGCGTGCAGGGAGTCACCGGCATCAGTGCGTCAGTCTTTTGGGATTTACAGGCATCCGGCACCGATGCTGACCTGCTCAACGAGGCCGGGGTCACGACGCTGGTGCGCAAGGATGGTTTCCGCTTCTGGGGTAACCGCACCTGCTCTGATGACCCGCTTTTCCTGTTTGAGAACTACACCCGCACCGCGCAGGTGCTGGCCGATACGATGGCCGAGGCGCACATGTGGGCGGTCGATAAACCCATTACCGCATCGCTCATCCGCGACATTGTTGACGGCATTAACGCCAAATTCCGCGAGCTGAAATCAAATGGCTACATCGTGGACGGTGAATGCTGGTTCGACGAGGAATCGAACGATAAGGAAACCCTCAAGGCCGGAAAACTGTATATCGACTACGACTATACGCCGGTTCCCCCACTGGAAAGCCTGACCCTGCGCCAGCGTATCACCGATAAATATCTGGTGAATCTGGCCGAATCGGTCAACAGCTAAGGAGCCTGAAATAACATGGCACTACCCCGTAAACTCAAATATCTGAACATGTTCAACGATGGCCTCAGCTACATGGGCGTTGTTGAATCCGTGACCCTACCGAAGCTGACCCGCAAGCTCGAAAACTATCGCGGCGGCGGTATGAATGGCGCGGCATCGATTGACCTCGGTCTCGACGATGATGCGCTCACCGTCGAATGGTCTGTCGGTGGCCTGCCTGATGTGGCGCTGTGGGCGCAGTATGCCGCGCCGGGTGCTGATGCCGTACCGCTGCGTTTTGCTGGTTCTTACCAGCGTGACGACACCGGCGAAGTCATCGCGGTCGAGGTGGTCATGCGTGGCCGTCATAAAGAAATCGACGGCGGCGAGAATAAGCAGGGTGAAAACACCTCGACCAAACTGTCGACCGTCTGCACCTATTACCGCCTCACGATTGATGGTAGCGACGCCATCGAAATCGATACCATCAACATGGTCGAGAAGGTGAACGGCATAGACCGTCTGGAACAGCACCGCCGCGCAATCGGGCTGTAATTACCTGACCGGTCAGCATGGCTGGCCGGTTATTAATTCCCTTTCAGAGCAGAGAAAAAATCATGGCTAAAGCACCACGTAAACCCGCTGAATTTGTTGATACGGCTGGCAATGAAATTGACACCGTAAACCCGAACGTCGTGACCCTCGACAAGCCGATTAAGCGCGCCGGTCAGACGATTGATAAAGTCACCCTGATTGAGCCGAACGCCGGTACCCTGCGCGGTGTCAGTCTGGCGGCGGTGGCGCAGTCCGAAGTTGATGCGCTGATTAAAGTCCTGCCCCGCATGACCTATCCCGCACTCACGGCGCAGGAGCTTACCGCAATGAACCTGCCCGATATGCTGTCGCTGGCCGCTAAGGTGATTGGTTTTTTGTCACCGGCTTCGGCGGAATAGATTTCCCGCCCAACCTGTCGACCGATGACCTGATGGCGGATATTGCGGTGATATTCCACTGGTCGCCATCAGAGCTCTATTCCCTGAGCCTGACCGAGCTCATCACATGGCGCGAAAAGGCGCTGCAGCGAAGCGGAAACCACAATGAGTAATAACCTGAGGCTTGAGGTATTGCTGAAAGCGGTCGACCAGGCGACCCGACCGCTTAAATCCATTCAGACCGCGAGTAAAAGCCTGTCGGGCGATATTCGCAACACACAAAAAGGGCTGCGTGACCTGAACGGTCAGGCATCGAAAATCGACGGCTTTCGCAAGGCAAGCGCGCAACTGGCTGTGACCAGTCAGTCGCTTGAGAAAGCGAAACGCGAGGCCGGTGAGCTGGCAGTGCAGTTTAAAAACACCACCAGTCCGACCCGCGCGCAAGTGCAGGCACTCGAAGCGGCAAAGCGTGCCACCTCTGAGCTGCAGACGAAATACAACAGCCTGAGAACGTCGGTACAGCGCCAGCGCTCCGAGCTGATGCAGGCGGGGATTAACGCCAAAATCATCACCGGCACCGGAAACCAGATCTACGGTGCGATGCGCGAGCGTAAGTTTGACATGCTGGTCGGGCGCGGCGGCAGCGGCGTGGAGCCGCATCCGCACTCCAGCCTGCGCGCGCTGGTCTATAACCCGGACAACAGCGACGAAGCCCGGCTGACCAACTTCCAGGGCTGGCGTACCAGTTTCTACGACAAGCCGCTAAACGAGATGATCGACAAAGCCCTGCTGGAGCGCGATCCGCAGAAACAAGTGGCGGATTATCAGCAAATTCAGGTGCGTTATGACCAGCTGATCCCGGCTCTGCTGCCGCTGTCGCAGATGGTCGATTCGGTAGTGGTGCGTAACGAAGTCAAAAACTTCCAGTCGCACCCGTCAGCGACCACCTTCCTGCGGGAAGTGTACAAAACCGGAGGTGAAAAATGA